TTTTATTTAACTTATATTTTCTATTGTAAACTTTTAATAAATAATATATATGGCGACAAACAATGTTTTAGATGCAGTTTTGGCTCAGTATGAAAGCTCAAAACAAAGTGGTTCTTCTTCCACTTCAAAAATGTCTCAAGAAGAAAGAATGAAAAAGTATTTTGCTGCAATACTTAAAGACAATGAAAAGCAAGCACAAAAAAGAATCCGTATCTTACCTACTCCGGACGGTTCATCACCATTTAAGGAAGTTTGGTTTCACGAAATTCTTGTTGATGGTAAATGGCAAAAGTTCTATGATCCAGGAAAAAACGATAATGAACGTTCACCATTAAGTGAAGTTTATGAAGAATTAACAAACACTGGTAAAGAATCTGACAAAGAACTTGCAAAACAATACAAACCACGTAAGTTTTATATTGTTAAAGTTATTGACCGTGACAATGAACAAGATGGTCCTAAATTCTGGCGATTCAAACACAACTACAAACAAGAAGGAATTTTTGATAAAATTATTCCTATCTATAAAGCAAAAGGTGATGTTGCTGACTCTGAAAAAGGAAGAGATCTTATCCTTGAACTAACAAAAGCAAAAACACCAAAAGGTGCATTCTATACCGTAATTCAAACAGTTATGTATGATGACCCAGCTCCAGTTCACGAAGATGAAGACACAATGACATCTTGGATTGAAGATGAACTTACTTGGGAAGATGTTTATTCTAAAAAACCTACAGAATACCTTGAAGCAATTGCTCGTGGTGAAACACCAAGATGGGATTCAGATGCCGGAAAATACATTTACAGTAACTCAACTGAAGAAGAAATTACATTGGGTGGTAAAAAATCAAAAGAGGAAACAAAAGTCGTTGATCCACAGGAAGGTGACGATATTGACGAAGAGCTACCATTCTAATTTATTTAAAAATTGTGGGTATATTATTGGACAATGTACCCACTTTTTCTTATCTTTTTAAAAAAACATTATGGCAATCAAAAAAAACAGACTTTAGTTCGATAAAGAAAAAATTCTCGTCGGACGCAAAATACAAACCACAAAGATATTTCGATTTAGGTGAACCATTTTTAGATGCGGTTGGACTACCAGGCCCCGCTATGGGACATATTAATATGTTTTTGGGGCATTCAGATACTGGTAAAACAACAGCACTTGTTAAAACAGCTGTTGATGCACAAAAGAAACAAATTTTACCTGTGTTTATTATAACAGAACAAAAATGGTCTTTTGAACACTCAAAACTTATGGGGTTTGAATGTGAAGAAGTTGTTGATGAAGAAACAGGTGAACTTACTTGGGATGGATTCTTTTTATTTAATAACAATTTTAGTTATATTGAACAAATTACAGAATATATTAATGATTTGTTGGACGCACAAGAAAAAGGTGAATTAGATTATTCACTTTGTATTATGTGGGATTCAGTAGGATCTGTACCTTGTAAAATGACATATGAAGGCAAGGGTGGTAAACAACACAACGCATCAGTTTTAGCTGATAAAATTGGTATGGGAATTAATCAAAGAATTTCCGGTTCAAGAAAGGCTGACTCGAAGTATGAAAACACATTAATTATTGTTAATCAACCTTGGGTAGAATTACCAGACAATCCATTTGGTCAACCAAAGATTAAAGCAAAAGGTGGTGAAGCAATTTGGTTAAATTCATCTTTGGTGTTTTTATTTGGAAATCAAAAAGGAGCCGGAACAACAAAAATTACGGCAACAAAAGATAAAAGAACTGTAAAATTTGCATCAAGAACAAAGGTGTCTGTAATGAAGAATCACATTAATGGTCTTGGGTTTGAAGATGGAAAAATTATAGTAACACCTCACGGATTTTTACCTGGAAAAGAGGCAAGTGAAGAAAAAAAATCTATTGAAGATTACAAAAAAGAATATGCTGACTATTGGAAAGATATTATTGGTGTAGATGGTGAATTTGATTTAAAAGAGGAAAAGGTTTATGAACAAGAATAAATTAAAAGTAATATCGTTATTTTCCGGGTACGGGACACAAGAGTTGGCACTAAAATACATTGGGGTTGATTATGAGAATGTCGCAAATTGTGACAACTTCAAACAGGCAAATGAATGTTATGATATTTTACACACAACAACTCAAGGTAATCTTGGTGATATAAGAATGGTAAATGAAAATACATTTCCAGATTGTGATTTATTAACATACTCATTTCCTTGTCAGGACATTTCAATATCTGGCGTTCAAAAAGGAATTAAAGAAGGTACAAGAAGTGGATTATTATTTGAAGTTGAAAGGTTATTAAGTACAAATAGACCGAAATATCTTTTAATGGAAAATGTTAAAAATCTTGTTTCAAAAAACCATATTGATAACTTTAAAAAACACATATATTTTTTAAGAGGTCTTGGGTATAGTTCATATTGGAGAATTTTAAATGGGGCTGATTTTGGGTGTCCACAAAATAGAGAAAGAGTTTTTATGATGTCCGTTCTTAATTCTTCAGTAGAAGATGTTAAACAAAAAATGATGAACACAGACAGTTATAAAAGAACAAGAGTACCAATGAGGCCACATATTGAACAAAATTTTGATGAATCTTTAATTGTTAATTGTCAATTTACACCACATACCCCAAAAAAACATACTATATGTAAGTTAATTGGAAGGAGAGACGACGTATCATACGATCAAGCAAGAAGAATTTATTCAGTTGATGGTTGTTCACCTTGTCTTACAACAAGTGGTGCTCCACAAATTCTAACAGAAGATGGTAGAGTAAGAACAATTACAGCAAGAGAAGGTTATAGATTTATGGGTGTAAGAGAAAACGACATTGATTTATTGTTAACAACGTCACTTTCAAATAACGCCCACGTAGCATTAGCTGGAAACTCAATTTGCGTACCAGTTATGGAAGCAATATTTACAGAGTTTTTCTCTGAATATATCACAAAAAAAGATTTAGTATCGTCAAACCCTTTTACACAAGAATTTAATGACTAAAACTCTTTTAGTTGACGGAAACAACTTATTAAAAATAGGATTTCACGGTGTTAGAGACTTTTTTAATAAGGGTGAACACGTTGGTGGTACTTGGCACTTTTTAAATACTCTAAGACGTTTTTTAGAGGAAAATAATTATAACAAAGTAGTTGTATTTTGGGATAGTGAAACAGGTTCTTCACAAAGAAGGCTTATCTATCCCAAGTATAAACTCAATCGAAAACAAAAAGACGAAGAAGATTTTAAAGAACAGTCTTTTACAACCCAAAAAAATAGGGTAAAACAATACCTAGAAGAAATGTTTGTTAGACAATTAGAAGTTGAACAATCGGAGGCCGACGATTTAATTGCTTACTATTGTCAAATTTCTGAAGATGAAGATAAAACAATATTTTCATCCGATAGAGACTTAACACAATTAATTTCTGAAAGGGTAACTATATATTCACCCCAACAAAAAAAATATTATAAAAATGGTGATAGGATTAAAATGTATGAATCTGAAATAC